AAATAAAAATTTACATCGTCACCCATCCTGCGTACTTGAAAGTATGAATGTAAATTACACTCCAAATGGTGCATTCAATACTTTTGAAGGTGGAATGCCAACTCAGATTAATGTCACCTTGTCGTTCTTAGAATTAGCAATCTTGACTAAAGCACAGATAGGGAATAATTACTAATGAGTTACTTCAATAAACTACCAGAAATATATTATAACTTCATTCTAAATGGAACTGAAAAACTTTTTATCGTTCGAGACATTACTGCAAATGTAAGACCACTAAAAAATACTCTAGATAATATAACAGTATACGATCTGTATGATATTGTTGATGGTGAAACACCAGAAATTATATCACATAGATTTTATGGCTCTCCAAAGTATCATTGGGCAATAATGATTGCCAATCAGCGTTATGATTACCTAAATGATTGGCCATTACCTTATGATAGATTAGTTCAATATTGCACTGACAAATATGGCGATGGCAACATTTATGATACACATCACTATGAAAATGAGAATGGGTTTGTTGTAAATAGCGATTACCCTGCAGCAACTCCGATAGATAATATTACATATGAAGATAGAATTAACGAGTCGAAGAGAACTATCAAATTAGTTTCTCTTCAGATTGTACAACAAATGAGTTCAGAATTTGAGAGATTAATGGCATAATTATGTTTGAATTTTTAACTGAAATTTTAGGTGGGGAATCTAGGGGATTTGGTTCTGATAAAATTAGACATGCTGGAGATATTAATGTTGAGCAAATTCGAATAACATCTCTTAAGAGTGGCAAGAAATTTAATGTAACAAATCAATTGCTGACGATTCAAATATATGAAGATATGTTTGCACCATTTATTTCTGGTTCTTTAATCTTTAGAGAATCTCTTGACTTTATTACCAATTTCCCTTTCATTGGAGAAGAGGTAGTAGACATAAGAATTTTTACCCCTGGATACGATATAAATCGACCAGCTGATGTAATAAATGCAAGGTTTTATATCTACAAAATATCTGATCGTGAAAAGTTGGCAGATAGAAATATGGTTTATCAACTTCACTTTGTTTCTGTTGAAGCTGTAACTGATCTTAATACAAAAATATCAAAAGCATTTGAGGGAAACATTCGAGAGATAGTTCCAGCTATAGTTAATACTTGGTTACAAGGACCAACGCAAGATTTTAAGAAAAAAATGTTGTGCACTTTAGTTGCAAATAAAACAAAGTATGTTTCTAATTTTTGGTCGCCAGTTAAGAATATAAATTATCTCGCAGAACGTGCTCTTGATCCTTTAGGGAATCCAACATATATCTTTTTTGAAAATAGATACGGGTTCAATTTTATTTCTTTAGATCAACTAAATTCAAAACAACCTATATCAATTTTCTTGAATAATCAAGTTCAAGATAATGTAAAAGAAGGTGGTAGTGATGGTGGAGGATCTTCAAAAGATTTGAATAGTCAATATAAAACTATTAGAGACTTTCAAGTTATATCAAGTCAAAATTACATGGATAATGTTATGGGTGGAGCCTATGGTTCTAGTATAATGTTTTTTGATATAACTAAAAAGAAATATAAACGAATTTCATATAGAGCACCTTCAAAATTTGGTCCTTTCGAGAAACACTTAAACTTAAGTCCTCTATATACATCAAAATTGCTTGCTACAAATAAAGGTGTTTTGTTTAATGATGTTGTACACTCAAAAATGTTTGGTGATCAATGGGATGATGTTACTAGTGTAACCATGAGACTTGAACGTATGTCCAGATTAAAATTAGCAGAGGCATTCAAAATTAATATTGTAGTTGCAGGAAAAACTGACTATACAGTTGGTCAAAAGGTTAGAATAAAAAGTTATAAAAGTGCTCCTGTGCGAGAACAAGATGGTGATGATGAAAACGTAGATTATACTATATCTGGATTTTATTTAATAGCTACCATCAATCATGTAATTGACCGAAAAAGTCACGAGTGTCATATGCAATTGATCAAAGATTCTTATCATGGGATAACTAACTAATGTTTAAAAAGTTTTATACTGGATGTGTAGAGGATAGAGACGATCCTCTAAAGGTTGGACGTTGTAAAGTTCGAGTTGTTGGTCTTCATACTGAAGATAAAACTGAACTACCAACAAAGGATTTACCATGGGCTCAACCAGTCTTACCTATTACTGAAGCAGGAACTTCTGGTGTTGGAAAAGCACCAGTCGGACCAGTTCCTGGTACATGGGTATTGGTTATGTTCATGGATGTGGACGAACAGATTCCAATTATGATGGGAACTCTTACTGGAGTTTCTCAGAAAGAAGATGCGTTTGATGGTAATAATGTACAGCAGCCATTAGTTGTAAATAATGTTCAATTGGATGGTAGCCCATCCCCAGCAGCCAATGCTCCAGTTCCACCACCAGCCGAAACAAGCGCAGCAGGTTCAGCAGATAAACTACCAGCTGGTAAAGTTGTAAGTACAGAAAAAGTTCTCGGACCACTTGCTAAACTTGTTAAGAGTGGTGATGCTGTTGCAGGTAATTATGATACCTATACAAAATCTTTAAATGGTCCGCAGGGAACTTCTTCTGTAGCAACTGGAAGTGGTAATGTCAAATTGTCTAAGATGACAATTAAAGACATCATGGAAAAACAATCAATGCCAGCTGGAAGTCCAGATAAACTTTCTTCAGTTGGTAAGTATCAAATTGATCCAGTAACTTTAAAGAATGCGATTCAAGCACTTAACATAGATGTTAATCAAACATTCAGTGAGTCAACTCAGGATCTTATTTGTCAAGAATATATTGTTGCTCGTAAACGTCCAAAACTATTTGCATATTTTAAAACTGGTTCTAAGACTGATGAAAAGTTATTAAAAGATGCTGGTGAAGCACTTGCAGCAGAATTCCCTACATATGAAGATCCATATAATCCTGGATTCCCATATGGTGGCGAGAATGGTAACTATTATAAAGCTGGTTATAGAGTTACCACTAAATTTGATACGGTTAAAGAAAACCTACTAAATGAATGGGAATTTAGAAACGATCCAAATAATCCTTCACCAACAGCATCGATTGCGGGTGGCGATAAAGTTGAAAAAGGATCTGATTTTTCTGGTGTAAGAAAATTACTACCACCCGATGACTCAACCACAACTCCTCCAGAATCTTCGGCTGCAGCTGGAACTAATATTCCAAATGAATTTCCAAACCCAGATATTCTTGGTGGTTTAGATATCTTAGGTGCAGGTAATCTAACAAACTTAGCTGATCTTGGTAATGCATTTAACGCAGCTGCCTTAACTGCTGTCGGTGATTTAAATAATCTTGGGTTAAACGATCTTGGTAAACTTGGTGAACTTGGATCAGCAATTGGTGAGTTGGGTGTTTCTGGTCTGGCTAATCTAGATGCATCTTTATTGTCATCAATAACTGCTACTCAAACTCAATTTGCAAATCTAGCAAAGCAAGTTAATTTAGATGGTGATATTAATAAGGTTTTGACAAGTGTAACTGGAACTGCCACCAGCACTCTTACTAGTTATGGTAATAACCTAAATGATATATCATCAAATCTCGGTATTGATAATCCATCTGGTACTGTTAGTGGATTGGTTGCCAATCTAGGATTATCTTCAGCTGACCCAAGATTGCTTGTAAAGGAAATGGAAAAAATTGCTGGTTCTACTGCTGGACAAGCAAGAGCATTATTAGTAAAACTACAAGGTGAACCATCTAAACCACAAGCAGTTCCCATGGGTGAGCGTAGACCAGATGGAACTATTAGTAATGGTAGTTTAGTTGATTCAACTAAAGGATTCCAAGACCCTAGTGGTGTATATCCAAAGTATCAAGAAGAACAAGACACAAACCGACTTGCTTCTGGTAATAATCTTGGTAGAACAATCGTTACTGAAAAACAAGCTGATTTAAAATCAGGAATAAGAATAGCAAATGGTGGAACTTGGAATTCCCCACCAGTTCCTTATGCTGGTGTATACCCATATAATCATGTGACACAATATGAGTGTGGACATGTACTGGAGTTTGATAATACTCCAGAAGCTGAGCGTATTAATATTCATCACAAATCTGGCACATTCATTGAGATGGATGCATCAGGAACTCAGGTCAATAGAATCATGGGTGATGGTTATGAGATTATTGATCGAAATGGATTTATCTATATTAAAGGTGCATGCAACTTAACAGTTGATGGAGCATTAAATGTTCGTACAGATAACGTGTTCAATCTTGAAGTTTCTGGCGCAGTTAATATCAATGTTTATAATGATGCCAACATAAATGTAAGTGGTTCAACTAATATGGCTGTTGGTGGCGAGTTTAATCTTAAAGCAAATAAAATTAACATGGAATCTGCTGGACAGTTTAATCTTATATCCAAAACTGGTTTCAATATGGAATCTGGTGCAGATCTTCATATCAAGAGTGATGGTACAGCGTTTATTCAAACTGAAGGTAACATTAATAATAAAACTAAGGGTGGTGTATTTATTGAAAGTGGTACTGATACAAACATCAAATCTGGTGGCTTGTTGAATATGCAAAGTGATGATAATTTTAATATCAAATCCGATAAACTATTAAACATTGAAAGTACTGATAATTTAAATCTTAAAACTTCTGGTGATGGTTCGTTAGGTTCAACTGGTCAACTGAGTATTAATTCTAGTGCAGCTGTTGCAATTGATGGTACTGCAATTCAATTAAATAACGGCGACTCTAATCCCCCAGAATCTGCAACTACAGCTAAAGAAGCTAAACCAGCTAGAACTGCAGTAAGAACTAATATAGAATTACCAATTGAAACTCGTGGAACTTCTGGTGTTTCTCAGGTGGCATCTGCTCCAGTAGTAACTCGTGGTTCTGAAGTTGCTTTTGAAACACCAGAGAAAACTCCAGGTTCTGATTTAGCCGCATATAAATCAGATAGAGTTGCTCAGAATCAAACATCTAAATCTGCAGATGCTGCAACTACATTCGCTAAAGATGCGATTAAACCAAATGCTAAATCAGCAGCAACTGGTAAAACATCTGATGTTAGCGCAATATTAAATATGTCACCAGACGCATTCAATGCTGGTATGAGATTGTCAAAGAACTTTACTCTTGGTGACTTAACCATGGGTGGTGTGCGTATTCCAAGAAGATCCTATCAAATGGCTGATGGTGAGATGCTTGCTCCACAAGATATTGTTGCCAATATGAAACGTCTTTGCGATAACGTACTTGAACCAATTTGTGAATTATATGGAAGAGATTCTTTCGTAATTACAAGTGCATTTAGAAGACCATCTCAGGGACCAAATGATGGTGGTGACTTGAATATTAAGAAAGCTGATGGTAGTTATCAGAAAGAGGGTGGTGATCATCCTGCTGGACGTGCTGCTGATATTTCTTTCAAAGGTGGTAAAGCAGATACTCATAAGAAAGCAGCGGAGATTGTTAAAAAGATAGGATCATGGCATCAGATTATCATGGAATATGATAGAGGTGGACAGGCATTCTGGATTCACTGCTCTTATAGAGAAAGAGGAAATCAGGGTATGATGTTTACCATGAACAATCACAAAACTGTGGCGGGAACTTATCCTAATGGTGGATTTGTGTTGGTATAATGACTGTCCGAATAACTAAATCAAACCAGTCAGGTTTTTCTTCAGTTCCTGGAGATGAGACCAATGAAGTGGTTGATTTAAATAACTATCTTCCTACAGTTTTTGAGGAAACAAGTTTTTCCATAGACTTGACTTTTGATGGTAAGTATTCTAATGGTATTGGTGGATTTACTTATCTACCAGCAACAAATAATACTTCATCATTTGGATGGAGTTCAGTTGGCTTGACTTATACTAAAATTAGTGCCAGCGTTGCTCGCATATCTGGTCCAGTAACAAGTCCCTTCACTGATCAATACTATAGGTTTGTTTTGCCTGATTTAAGTTTACAAGTTTTACCAAAAGATACAACAACACCATTCTTTTCACTAGAGAAATATCAAATGCCTTCTCCAGTTAGTATAATGAAAACATATACGATTAATGTAACAATACCAGCGGATCCAATACTTGGTGGAACCGAAACAACTGAAACAGTTAGTTTATACCAATGGGTTCATTGGTCTTACTCTACCGCAGTGGCAGCTATTGCTTCTGCACGTTCAAGAGGATTGAAATAATGCCTTCCGTATCTAGAGCAGGGGATAAAGTATTATCCCCAGATGGTAGTGGTTACCAATGTGGCGCACCCATGGAAACTAGCGTTGGGGAAGTTAATAGTAATAATGTTTATGCAAATGGTATTCTTATTGTAGTTCAGGGAAATGTTATATCTCCACACCCAAAAGGTGGATGTTCCACCGACACATCAACTTTATCTTCGTTTTCAGCCACAGTTAGTATAGGTGGTAAGGGTGTTGGTAGGATAGGAGATAGTTACGGAAATAACGTGATTACTCAGGGATCTGCAAACGTATTTGCAGCATAGTTACTAAATAATAATATGGCACATAATTCCCGAACATTTACAGATATAGATTTAAATTTTCTGGCTCATCCTGTCACTAAAGATGTGACAATTAAGACTAATGAGCAAGCTGTTAAATCGTCAATCCGAAATTTGATTTTAACGTCAAATTACGAAAAACCATTTCACCCAGAGATCGGTTCTCAGATAAAATCATTGTTGTTTGAACCAGCTACTCCCATGCTACCAATTATGCTTAGGAAAGCAATAGAGTTCACAATTTATAACTTTGAACCAAGAGTTAGTCTTACAAATGTAGAGGCAATTGTATCTGAGGATGAAAACTCTATTAATGTAACCGTAGAGTTTGTAATAATTAATACGAGTACCCCAGTGGCACTTGATCTAATACTTTATAGAACGAGATAAGATATGGCTATAGATAGCAAAAGAATTCAGGTCAGCGAATTAGATTTTGACCAAATTAAAAGTAATCTAAAGAATTTCTTAAAGGGTCAAAGTCAATTTACTGACTATGACTTTGAGGGTTCGGGATTATCTGTTCTTCTGGATGTTCTTGCATATAATACTCACTATAATGCATTGTATACAAACTTAGCTGTAAACGAAATGTTTTTGGATTCAGCAAGTAAACGTGCAAGCGTAGTATCTCTTGCTAAAACTTTGGGTTATACTCCATCTTCAGTTAGATCTGCTAGAGCGATTGTTAATATGGCGATAAGTAATCCAAATCAATCTCCATCTACATTAACATTACCACAATATAGTCCATTCAGTACTGTTATTGGTAATATAAATTATACATTCTATACTATATCTGAGTATACAATTATTCCTGTAAATGGTACATATACCTTTACCAATGTAGAGTTGATTGAAGGAAATCCACTTTCGTTTTATTATACTGTTGCTGATGGTCAGCAATATATTATTCCAAATCAATACGCTGATATTTCAACTCTGAGAGTACGTGTTCAAGAGTCTTCAATCTCAGATACTTTCACTACCTTTACTCCAGCAACTTCTTTAGTTCAATTAGCATCGGATAGTAATGTTTACTTTATTAAAGAAATTGAAGGTGGGTTATATGAACTAATTTTTGGAGATTCAATTATATCAAGTGGTCTAACAAATGGTAACATCGTTCACTTAGACTATTTTGTTTCTGGTGGAGAAGTTGGAAATGGTGCACGTGAGTTTAGATATAATGGTATATCTTTAATTGGTGGAAGTCCAATAATTACTACTACTGATATTGGTGCGGGTGGTGTTGATATTGAATCTATTGATAGTATTAAATATAATGCTCCAAGATTATACGCTGCTCAAAATAGAGCAGTAACCCCAGATGATTATAAGGCACTGATTTATGCTGGTTATAATTACATTCAATCAGTTTCCGTATGGGGTGGCGAGGACAATACACCACCAGTTTATGGTAAAACATATATTTGCGCAAAACCATATAACGCAAATAAATTAACTCAACAACAAAAAACTGATATCTTGACAACATTACTTGCATCTAGAAGTGTAGTATCTATTACACCAGAGATTGTTGATCCAGAATTCCTCAATATTGCGTTAGAAGTAACTGTTTACTTCAACGATAGAAAAACTATTAGAACTGCATCTGAAATTGCTTCAATTGTTACAGATACTATATTGGCTTATGACGATTCCAAACTTCAAAGATTTGATGGAGTGTTCCGATTCTCTGAACTTAGTCGTTTAATTGATACTTCAGAAAAGGCAATTGTAAGTAACATAACAACGGTATTGATGCGTAGAAAAGTATCACCACGTTACAATGTGTCAGCTGAGTATACATTGAACATGATTAACCCAGTTTATTCTGCTGGTGTGCCTGAAGAAGCTGTTTCTTCAACAGGATTTTATATTTACGGTAGTGAAGAGATTCATTATCTTGAAGATGATGGTTTAGGAAATATTAGACTTTATTATAATGTTGCATCGAATAGTGCAACTGGAAGTACAAGATTTATTGTCAATCCATCAATTGGGACTATTGACTATGCTAATGGATTATTAAATATTAAGAACTTGAATATTACTGGATTGGCTGACGTTGATTGGGAAATTACTTTTAAACCACAATCAAACGATATCGTTTCTGCTTATACTCAAATTGCTGAAATTGCACGTGATCATTTAACTGTTATTGCTATTGTTGATAAAACTGCAAATGGTGATCTGCGTGGTGGAAAGAATTATAAATTCACTTCTAGTAGAAACTAATGATTACCAGACCAAAGATCTCATCAGTTCTCCCTTCTCAGGTTCCTGAGTTTGTAAGGGAAGACTATGGAACATTCATTGAATTCATAAAAGCATATTATGAGTTTTTGGATCAGAATTACGATTCTCAATTTACAACACTAAGAGATTTAGATAAAACTCTTGACTCATTTATTGAACATTTCAAGAATGAGGTTGCGCATAATATTCCGTATACTGTTGTCAATGAAAGATTCTTATTAAGTAAGATGAAGGATCAGTACCTAGCAAAAGGTTCTGAATCATCATTCAAACTTCTTTTTAAAATTTTATTCAATAAAGAAGTTGTAGTTGACTATCCTTCCAGACAAATTCTTCGTGCATCTGACGGTAAGTGGAATCAAGACGTTTCTGTATTTGTATATGTCAATGCTGGTAGTCCAGAAGATGTTGTTGGTAAGATTGTTGATGTTGTTACTGCAACAAAGATTCTTCGCATTCAGGTTGATAAAAGACAATATGTTGAAATTGAGGTAGAGAATTCAGTTCAGATATCTGAACATATATACGAATTGTTTATAGATCGTAGATTCTTTGGTAATATTACCATTGGCGATAAACTTCGTTATAGTAACATATTTGATGCCACGGTATTGGCAACTACATCAAAGGTTGAGATTCAGCGTGCTGGTAAGAAATTTAAAGTTGGCGAATTATATGAAGTTAGAAATGGTCAGGGTGCTGGTTCTGTATTAAAGGTTACTCGTGTAAATGATACTGGTGGTATTGAATCACTTGAGTTTGTTAAGTATGGAATTGGATACACCACAGACTTTACTGCAACATTATTACCATATGGTGGTGTTTCTGCAACAAGTGCTGGTGCTACTGGTTTAGTTATTTCTGGTTCATCACCAAGCACATCAATTGCATTCTCAGAAACTTTAAATGGTTTCTTTGAGCAGGGTACTATCAACACCACAAACTATAACGTAACATCATATTGGGATGGCACTTATGTAGGTGAAACTGTTCGTGAATTCTTCGTTGATAACAAGTATACAATTTTAGATGCAGATGAACCTGCAGTTATTAAAATTACATTAAACTCTCTGGCAAAATATCCAGGATACTATACAACGAATGATGGGTTCTTAGATGATGCTATCTTTATTCAAGATAGTCGTTACTATCAGGCATTTGCCTATGTTCTTAAAATTGATGAACGTCTAGATGTATATCGTTCTGCAGTAAAAACATTGCTACACCCAGCTGGTATGGCATTGTTTGGTGAGTTTGATATTCGAAATGAATTTGATACTGGAACTTCATTAGAATTTGCATTGAAGTATTTGATACTTGCTGTTCAAGATGAAATTCAAACTGATGCTGTTATTTCTACAAAGGGTGTTTCTAAAGCCATTGCCACTCACTTTTTAAATAATGGTACTACAGCTGATACCAATTTAGTCACACCAACTTCAGAAGTAGGAACTGGTAGTGCTAGGACAGTACCATTTCTAGTTACCACAAAGGCTATTGCTACACATCTTTTAAATGATGGTACTACAGCAGATACTAGTTCAGTAACAATGAGTTCTGAAACTGGAACTAACAGCACTAGAACAGTACCATTTTTCGCAACAACCAAAGGTCTTGCCACTCACTTTTTAAATGATGGTACTACAGCAGATACTAGTTCAGCTACTCCATCAGAAGCAACTATATCTTATGGATATAGTTCATTAACAAGAAATGGTATTAGTGTATTAGCTAATACCAAAATACTAAACTCACAGTTATTTAATCATTATTTAAATAATGGTACAACATTAGATAGTGATTTATTTACGTTAAGTGATACAACAGGAATCAATGAAGCCAGAACAGTGCCTTATGCAGATATATCTAAGGCTATTGCTACAAACTTGTTAAATGATGGAATAACAGCTGATAGTAATACTGTTACAATGAGTTCTGAAACTGGAACGAATGGCACAAGAACTGTTCCCTTTGTTGTCCTAAATAAATCATTGGCTACCCATTATTTAAATGATGGGACAACAGCAGATACGAGTTCAGTTACAGCAACTGGTAGTGGTGGTGGGATTTGGTTAAACGCATATAATGACCCATATCCAATTAGCAGTTCATATTTTGCAAATGATAGTGGAAACTATACAACAGGTGAATCCACCTTCACGGGATAATTAATAAAAGGAGAATTTTATGAATTTACAAGAAACTTTAGGAATTAAAGGCGAGTTAACAATTTCTGTATTTGACAGAAATGGCAATTTAAAAGAAGCAAAGAAAGTGCCTAACTTAGTTGTTACAGTTGGTAAGAACTATATTGCTTCTCGTATGGTTGGTACTGCATCAACTGTCATGAGTCACATGGCTATTGGTACTGGTACGACAACTCCAGCAGTTGGTGATACTGCACTTGCAACTCAAGCAGGTATTGTTACGGTTAGTGCATTTACTGCTTCTACTAATACTGTTACTGCAACAGCAACTTTCCCAGCTGGTACTGGTACTGGTGCAATTACTGAAGCTGGTATTTTTAATGCTGCTTCTTCTGGTACAATGCTTTGCCGCACAACTTTCCCAGTTGTTAATAAGGCAGCTGGTGACTCTATCGCAATCACTTGGGTTGTTACAGTAAGTTAATTTTTCGGATAAAACATGGCTACATCTTCTTTAATGAAGACCACTCTGCATAATTCTATTGCAGATGGTCTATACAATGAGATTACATCTAGATACTCAAGATACTATTATTTCTTGGGTAGAACTCTTACATGGGAAGATGAGCTAACTCCTCCAACACCGATTGATAGTTTTGCTTACGAATTACAAACTCGTAATGAAATTATCACGGCAAAAGAAATTAAACCAACTGACGTCGCCTATGTTGTTTTAAGACATGACTGGGTTTCTGGAACTACATACGATCAATTTGATGATCAGTACTCTACTCAAGTTCAGGGTATTAATCTAACATCTGGTGGCTATAGTTATGGTTCAGCACCAAATGTTTACATCGGTTCACAAGGTGCTGTTACTTGGGCTGCTAATACATCATATACTTATGGTACCATGGTTAAAATCCAAGTATCAGCAAATGTTCAACGAACTTATCTTGTAACAAATACTGGTGTTTCTGGAACCACTGCTCCAACACATACCTCTGGTACTCTTTTGAATGGTACTGGTACTTTGATGCTGCAGTATTTTGCGCATAATGATGCCAATGGCTCTGGTGCAACTGCAGAAGCCACAGTTCTTGATGGGCAGGTTATTGATATAGAATTAACTGCTCGTGGTACTGGTTATACATCAGAACCAACTGTTGTTATTATTGGTGGTAATGGAGCAACAGCTGATGCACATGCGGTTGTTACAGTTGCTCCATCTGGAACACAGAAATTAGAAAATGCAGTTTTTTACGTAGTTACTGATGAGTATAACGTATATCAATGTTTAGATAACAATAATGGTGTTCCTTCTACAGTTAAACCAACTGGGACATCTTATGATGCGGTTTCAGTCAGTGATGGATATATTTGGAAATTCCTTTATAATATTCCAATTGCATTAAGAAACAAATTCTTAACTGATGTATACATGCCAGTTGTTACTGCACTTCGTTCTCAATTTTATTCTTCAGGGACACTGAAAACAATTCGTCTAGATCAAACTGGATCAGGATATACTTCTGGTTCAATTACTGTTCAGGGTGATGGATACGCTACTGGTGAAGAACTTTATTTAACAAATCACACAGTTAGTTCTGCTGGTTCAGGATATGTTTCTGCAACTGTTAGCATTTCTCCCCCATTTGATG